TTAATCGGTATATGCGGTAATAATTGTCAGCTGATAGCTGTTATCCCCTATATTGGCGATTTTATAATATGGTCGGAAGTGATTTCCGAAGTCATACTCAGGATCATCGCTCTTGAGCCGATCAAGCCGACGATACTCCGCTTCTGAAATAGCAATTCGTGACCATTTTTCTCTCACCTCGAAAAGTGCTTTTGCTAGTGTTTCGTTGGCACCAAGGTCGCTTTTGATTTCGTACTCGTAATACGAGTCGCCGTAAGCGCGCTTTTGGCCACCGTGTGCTTGTTTCATTTCAAACATCGTCGTCTTCCCTTTATTGAAACAAAGCAGCCTTTCCCGGATAGCCGATCTGTCCAGGTTGTCCTCCTTCAGCCGTTCGAACGGGCTAACCGGAGGTGGGCCGGGCGGCTCCAACAATGTGAGGAAGCTGCCCTGTTCCATGTCAGTTCCCCATCAGCTGCTTATAAGCAGCACCAATGACGTGCATGGCGCGCCGGTAGGCGGGGTCGTAAGGGGTATGCGGCCAGACGCCAGAGCCCCGGCGCATGGCCAGCACCACCGGGTGCTCGCAAAGCTTCCACACCCGCACGTCGGGAACATCATTGCAGTGAACCAAATGGCACTGCGAATGGCCAAGGCTCTCAAGCTGACCAGCGAGGAAACGGGCGTCTGCCTGTGCGTCGTTGTCAAAAACAGCAAGGACGGTTTCTGTCTGGTCCTGCTTCACATAAGTGTATTTATTCATGGCCGTGCTTTCGTTATACATAATTATTACCATGTATAAATACACGTGACAATCAAAAAGGTAATAAAGTTAAATCCTTCGGAATGCACCATAAACCCCTTGCTTTTCCGCACCTTAAAGCCATACTCCCCGCATAGGGAATAAGCCCCGTCACGTTTATGGAGCCAGCCATGGCCGCGAAAACTGACTACAGCAGCATGTCGATCGCCGATCTTCAGGCGCTTTCCGATGAGGTGTCTGCCGCCCTTGAGGCGAAAAAGGATGAGCGGCGTCAGGAATTGCTGAAGGAGCTGGAAGCGCTGGGCGGTTCGCCGAAGTCCGCGACGCGGCGGACGGCTGACGAAGGGACCGGCACCACCAGGCCGAAGCCGGGCGCGAAGTACCGCAGCAAGAAAAGCCCCGACGTGACGTGGACCGGGCGCGGGGCGCTCCCCAACTGGCTTAAGGCCGAAATGGAAGAGACTGGCGAGACGGACAAGGAAGCGTTCCGGATTGCTGCGTAATCATGTGCAAAAAGTGAGATCGAGCCCTCGTTCTTTGTGGATGGGGGCTTTTTCATTGCGTCTGCCGCGCATAGTTTGATTGATAGTAGCAGGTAGAGGCAGATCGCATGTCAGGTGATAACGAGGAGGCGGTCGACAAGCTTATTGCGCATCTTAAAGAGCCGCCTGAAGCGCCGCCTTTGCTTTATAAGTATGTGATACCGGAGCGCATTGATGTTCTCCAGCATGCACGCATTCGTTATACCCACCTAGGCGGGACGAACGACGTTTTCGAGATCAGGCGGACAATAAAAACCATGTTTGGCCCCCGGATGGAGGCCGCTGTCAGGGCGTCTTTTACCAGTAAGAACATTGACGAGCGCATCGTCGAAGCGCTGGCTGAAAAAGCTGGATTAACCACCCAAGCTGCTCAAGAATTGTACGCTGTACTTCGCGAGACGCCGGAAATGAAGGCGATCATAAGCAAGGCAATGGAGGAACTGGACTACCAGCTCAATGCCGTATTTCCAGCCGCTTTCGGCGACCCCAACTTTGTCATGGGGCTATTGACCGACTTCGCCAGCAAGACAGCCGCATTATCAGTTTCAGACGATCCCCATAGCGGGATCATGTGGGCCCATTATGCCGCTAATTGGACCGGCTTTGTGATTGCGTTTGATACGACCCACCCGAGTCTAGGTCCGTCGCCGACAACCGGGAGCGTGTTTTTCCCGATCAGCTATCGCGACGAAATGGTCGACGAGTTTTGGGATGATCCGTTTGGAGCATTGTTCTCGAAGCAGGCCGGCTGGGGATATGAGAGGGAATGGCGAAAGATAATCGACCCGGACCTTGCCGAGACCCGGATTGCAGCTGATCCCGACGACATTCTCCTCAAGAACTTTGATCGCGCCGCGGTGCAACGGGTAGTCGTTGGTCATCGAGCCGCACCGGCCCTGGTCAATGACTTGCGGGTAGTCTTGCGCGATTACCCCGGCACCCGCTTACTTCAGGCCCATCCCGATCCAGTGCTAGGCACCGTGGCTGAGGTCGAGCTGCAGCAATAAGCATGAGCGACCCGCACAAGCTGTTCACTTGCTGACCGCTAGCAGCGTTATAATCGAACTGAGACCAGCTGTGAACGAGCTGGAAAACGTGTTTGCCAAGTTCTCGATCAACGGCGAGGGCACCTCACCTGCAAAAAGGCTAAGGCCGATTGATCCTGCAGCACTGAGGACGGTCAGCGCAAAAACGTATCGGAGGATAGTGTTCTGCTCAAAGCGCACCGCTGGCCTCCATCGGCCTAGTGAAGCGCTGAGCGGGGATCTTCGATGGGAATCGAGGAACCTCGCCCAGACACTCTGGGACATGGTTCCTCGCTGGTGCCCGCGACCGGACGAGGGAGTAGAGAGAAGGTCAGTGTAACGCGGGACATTAAATGCAGCGCTCTGCCAACATGGCAGCGGCGACTCAACAAAATTAACGTCGATCCAGAAAAACAGCAAGCGGTGAATCGGAAATTAACGTTCTCCGTGGATTCTGAAGGCCAAACGTTAACAGCGCGCATATCGAAGGTTAACGGACGCCGATGGCGGTGTGAGGCTCCAGAGAGGCGCAAAACAAAAAGCCCCGGCTCAACACCGGGGCTTTTCTTTTGAACAAAAAGACCCCCGGTGAACCGGGGGCGAGTGGGGAGGGAGGAAACGCGCTCAGGTGTCAGGACAGTGGCTTAACCTCGATAACGGCGTCAGGGTCGATGGACCGGACCCATTTGCCGAAAGCTTCAATGCCCGGCGGGATCGTTCCCGGCGGTATGCGTATGGTGACGCCGATGGCTACGGATACTCGCGGCTGCGTCTCTGGCTCGCCAAAGCCTGGGACCGCCTGACCGTATCGGACGGGTCCTTCTGGCATGGGGGCTCCTTAGCCTTGCCGCACAACCCGGCGCGGGGTGGAAGGGACACGATTACACGATGCGGGCCTGGGGCCAGCCCGGTTTTGAAAGCATGTCGGTGTTTCCTGATTACAGGAACATGCTGAGCCGAGTTTAAGCAGGTGGCAAATACTTTAGAAAGATGTTGCCGGGTGCATCTGGTGGCATCATAGTGCTTTAAGTGGGATGCAGTTGCCGACGCGCTGCATCCCCGGCAATTACTGCGTCGGTGCCAAACAATGAGAAGCGTCGATGAGTGGCCGATACAATATCGCACGACCGGTTGGGTGAGTTATACGCTCAGCGGATTATCAAGAAAGGCGGCCTGGCCGTCGCAAATTACAGGCTTTCTGCCGTCTGGGAACAACCGGATGTCGTTCAATGGATGGGCGGCTGCGCCATCCATTTACTGGAAGTCAAGGTAAGTCGGTCTGATTTTCTGAGGGATAAAGATAAGCCATTTAGGCATACTGCTGACAGCTATCTAGCTCACAGGCAGCGGAAGTTTTTGGAAGAATACAGGCGTTATCAGACGCACGTAGAAGATATGCGAAAAGACGCCGAGAAGCGCCATGCGTGGTTTAACCAGAGACTTGAGGAGCGCGGGCAGCCTATCACGCCATTTTCGTGGAAGCCTCCATATTTCTTCGGCTTCTATGACGCGCCCCGCGAACTCGGTATGGGGAATTACAGGAGTTACCTCTGCCCCGCGGGGCTAATTGGAGTTGGTGACGTACCGGAGCGGTGGGGCCTGGTCTGGTACTTGGAGAAAGATGGCCTGCCAACCTTCAAGGTGAAGCGATCACCGACACGGTTTCCGGACAACGAGATCAATCATCAGGCAGGTATGACTTACCTCCTGACAATTATGAAGAGAATGGTCGGGAACGTCGAAAACTGGGCGCAGGCAGCCGCATGGGGCTCAAGAGGTAGATTTGTTCAGGTTGAGGTGCGGCAATGAGCGCCTTCTTCTCCTGGCAGCACGCCATTCTGAAAAGCTCACTCGAAGCGACCACAAAGCACGTCTGCCTGACGATCGGCTGTCACATGGCAGCGGACGGCTCTGGCTGCTGGCCTTCCTACTCGACCATCGAGACAGAGAGCGGCCTAAGCCGGTCCACGGTCATCCTGCACGTCAAGAAGGCTGCTGAAGCGGGTTATCTCGCGGTCGATCAGCGCAGCCGGGAAAACGGCTCTGCCAGCTCAAACCTCTACCAGCCCCGCATGCCCGAGGTGGTCCGGCAAACGGACGGGGGTAGTCCGGCAACCGGACTAGGGGTGGTCCGGCAAACGGACCCCCATAACAGACCATCTCTAACAGACCAGGGAACAGAAACCCCCTCTGTCCCCCAACCGGAGAAATCAACGAAAGCCAAAACCCGTGAAACCACTGTCCAGCGTCTTGACCAGTTCCTTGGAGGCACAGAGGCCATGCCCGTCGCTTGGGCAGACCGAACGGCCGCTAAGTACGGCTTCTCTCAGCCCTTCATCGCCGACCAGTGGCAGCGGTTCTGCAATCACCACATCGGCAAGCGGAACCGCTACGCCGAATGGGGCCGCGCTTGGGACAACTGGTGTCGTAGCTCTACCGAGCGGCGGCCAACCGCCAACGGCTACCGCAGCGCAGCTGAACGACGAACTGCTGAGATTCTCGGCGACGTTAGAGACATGCATCCCGAAATGTTTGAAGGCGACCACAGAGACCCTGCCGGCGGTCCTGGCGGAGATCGAGAACGCCCGGCCGGCGGCGACGGCCTTGATCAGCTTCTGCCGGTCGGTTCTGGCCCCGCCCTCTGACGCCGCGGTGAACTTCGGCCACTGCTTCGCGCTGCTGAGCCAGTATCCGGCGGTCTACCAGACCGAAGGGCTCAAGGGCGGCGAGCTGGAGGTCATGCAGCAGCTCAAGCGCCGGATGCGCGCCGACTGGATCGAGGATCTGGCCGACGTTCCGGAGTGGGCCGTGCGGCACGCCTGCCGCGAGTGGCGGCGCAGCTCCAAGGGTGAATGGCGGCCGAAGATCTCGGACATCCTGCACCTGGCCAACAGCGCACTGGCTCCGTTCCGGGCGCAGCTGCTGGACGGGGAGCGGAAGCTGGATCACGCCCGGCTGGAGGCACGCCGGCAGGCGCATTTCGCAGCTGAGCACGCTCGCGTGTATGGATAATCTGATGAAATCTCACGCACATTGGAAAACGAGACAATGGGTCCGCCTCGGCCGCAAGGTGCCTCCCACATCCATCATTTTATGCCGGTCTTTTACACATCTCGATGGGTCACCCCGCCGGGCGGCAAACTGCTGGAATACAGCGAGCCGTACCCCGGCAAGATCGTGGCAAAGCCAGTCGGTCCCAAGGCTACGGGGTTCGTCGATAAGCTAAACATTCTGGAAGATTTGCCACCGGATGACGCTAGGCAGCTAGAAGAGGCCTTCTTTAGCCCACTCGATGACTCAGCTGCCAAGGTGCTGGAGCGGATAGAAAGCGGATGGGGTAACGGCGGGAAAGCTCAATGGACCTCGAAAGATCGCAGTGAATGGTCGCGGTTCGTAATGTCCATGATGTTTCGCCATCCAGAGGAGCTGGAGTCCGCCAAAGCCGGTTTTGCTGAGGATTGGAAAACGGTCACGCCGGAAGTCCGGGCTGCCTTTGAAGCCGCTGGCGATTTTCCTGGAAAACCAGCGTCGGTGGAGGAGTTCCTTGCCAGCCAAGCGCCAGAGAGAATTCGGGCGGACGCACTTCGAATGGTGAGAAAGGTGATGCTCGACAGTCGGGCGATTGGAGAGAGGCTGAATAACGCTCACTGGCGCTTTGTGGTGCTGCCGGAAGCATGCTTTGATCTCGTGACAGGCGATAGACCAGTTATGAATACAGATGGGCTAGGCGTCAAAAATGCTTACCTAACAATGCCAATCGGCCCGCGACGCCTTTTCGTGGCTTCTCAGTCTGCTGCGGTCGCGGATAAAGTCAGCCGTACAAGGTTGCCGGATCTTGCCAAAACAACAAACAAAGGCTGCGTCCGTCGTGCCTATAGGTATGTCTATGCCAAAGACAAAACGCATGACGAATTCATTCGAAAACATTTCGGTAAAGACCGCCCTCTGACCTGGATGGAGCAAATGAGGGCCGTGCGTGCCCGTGCGAAAGCAAGCGGTGACTATCCGTTTCCCGATCCTTGACCATCGACGCGCAAGAGGAGGACGAAGCGGATGCCGCATGGGCCGCAGCGACATGGTGGATACGACGTTCGCTTAGTCGATTCCCAAGCGTTGTTTGGCTGCCCGCTGGTTCTTAACGCAGTGCTCGATCATCTCGTAATTCTGTCCCCACTTGTCTCGGCACATCTTCATGATCGGGTCAGCCTGTCTCACGCCTTTAGCGAGCTTCTTCATGGCGAGATAATGCTGCCGTGCCTTCTCTTTCGCAGATGAGTTCGCGAAATTGCAGTCGGCTTTCATAAAGGCGGGCATTACCGAGTCGGCATACTCAAGAATATCAAGCTGTTTCATAGCCTCAGCGAAATTACTTATGACGACTTCCGGTGTGTCCCACTCGCACTTTGCAGCAGATCCGCCAGTCAAAGCCATCTGAAAGGCCAAGCTACGCTTCTCGTCGGCAGAAAGCGCGTTAGCCGCATTTGATGTGAGAAATAGAGCGACTATCACTACGAAAGCGCGAACCATGATGTGTTCCCCGAAGCGTTCCTGTTATCGGAGCACGCGCCGGAATTCCCCGTCAACGGGTATCGCCGTCACCGCACCTTCAGAACGCTGAGCTGGTCGTTCTCGAACTGCTGCGTGAGGCCCTTCGCTAGTCCGGCCGCCTCAGCGCGCGCAATTGCCTGGCGGATGCGGTTGGAGAACTGCTGGCGGGTACCGTGTTCCTCCGGCCGGTAAGGCAGAACCAATGGCTTGCCGAAGCGGATGCCGGAAAAATCGTATTTGCGTGACCGTGCTGGCGTTTTCGTCCGTTTCATAAACTCCGTTAAACTTCCTACTTCGTGGTTTTCTCGCGCTCGAACACGAGGCTTTGGGTTGGTTCAAGGCCGTGATCGTGAATCACGCGCAGCCATTTATCTACCTGTCCCCAATCAATAACTGCAGATACTTTTTCAGTAAAGCATTCTGGAGGTAAATCAGCTTCACTGTATCCCCATTGGCGCTTAAGCCATGCGGGCGTAAACGGCTCGCGCTTCAGCCGCGATACCCAGCCGTTATAGGATATGGAGATCTCGCCGGTGGCCGACTGGCGCTTCAGAAGCTCTGCGCGTAACGGGACGGCGATAGCTTTGGCCTCCTCCTCAATACGTTTATGCGCGGCAATTATGCCGATCAGCATTTCATCATCTAGCTCGCTCAAGTCCACATACGGGCCTCCTGTTGGTTTGAATCAAAAGGCCGCCGGTTCGCGACGGCCTGCGCCTTCCGCCTCGTTAGAAGGGAATATCGTCGTCCCCGACCGGCGGAGGATTGCGGTCGCCAAAGCTATCGACCGGCTGGCTCGGTGAGGAACCGAAGCGGTTCTGATATTCTTCGGACTTCGAGATGTAATCCTGAAGGCCTTTGCTCAGGCTCTCAAAAATTACCTGGTCCCAGGGATCGATCTCGAACAGGGTCGCCTGGTTCGCCAGCCGCGGCGTCTCGATGGACTTCAGCTTCGGCGTGATGCCGGTGATGTTGGCGAACGTCTTCCCCTTCACGCTGGTCACGTGCTGGATCGTCACCATGCAGGGGGCAGCGATCAGCTTGCTGATGTCGAAACCCTCCAGCTCGTCGTCGGTGAACGGACGGCCGCGCCAGCTCTGGAGGAACGGGCGCAGCTTGCTCTTCTCGCCGAGGCTGAGGGTGAATTTCTGCTGCACCACGTGCGGGCGGCCATCTTCCATGTAGCCGCTGCCGTCGCCGATCTGGTTCTCGCCGTGAAGCTCGAAGCCGATGATGACCTGCCGCTTTTGCTGGACGCCGTACTGGCCGTCTACCGTCTGCGTGCCGCAGTCGATCACCTTATGGCAGATGGCCGCAAACTGGCCTTCCGGCGCTAGTTGAAAATCCCCGTTGCCGGACTGTTTGGCGATAATAGCCATTTCATTGTCTTTCACTCGTTTCTAATAAGGCCGGTAGACCGCTTTCGTCGCTATTGAATGGCGACAGGGATTATAAGGACATAACTATTATCATGGGGCAAGTACAAAATGTATAAATACACGTTGACATAGTAATAATGGCGGCTCATAATTCCTTTATCACCAATAACCAGAAAGGAATAAGAGATGGCCGTTTACACCCCTAACAAGCAAATGTGGGTCCGCACTGATCCGCATGAAGTGACGCTGATGGACATGCTGCGGATTGCCGTTCTGTCACCGGCTCCTCGCTTTGTGCAGGTCGCGCTGGCGGTGGTCGGTGGATTGGGATTCGCCGCTCTTATCCTGAACAGCATACCTGCCTAAACAAGGTCATTCTCGGGCAGGCGATCATCATGCCCCGCAGCACCACCAAGCTGGGCGTGGAGGAGATGACACGCTTCCTGGAGGCCATAGAGGCGCTGGCGATGGACCTGGAGGTCCGCCTGCCGCCCTCTGCCGATTACGCCCACGCCATGGGTTTAGATAAACGAACGAAAGCCGAAAGCCACGGAGATGCCGACTGAGTGGCAGCCTTTTGAGCTGGCTCCGAAGGACGGCAGGCGGTTCCTGGCAGCGAGGAAGTGCGAGGGACCGAACCACGTCGGCCAGTGGATCGTCCGGGTTTGCAGCTATGCTTATTCCCGCCGGAGAGATGCCGTCGTACTGAAGGGCTGGGACCTCGGCAGCGCTACAGTAGTTGAGCCGACGCCGTGCGCGTCGTTCGACATGCCCACCTAAGGGGGCGCTTACCTTTCGCTATCGCTATCTGAGCCGAATATACGATTGATAACAAGTTCTCGCAGAAAACTGACCGATTTGCCACGGCAGTCATCGATTGCTTCGATCAGTGAGGGGTGCATAACGACACCGCCTCCCTCGTACTTGCGCAATCGCTTTATAAAATTGTCGATATCATGTGCATCGAGAATATTACGCGGGAATATGAACGAAAACGGCGCTATTCCGTCGATCGTAGGCCTACGCCTCGGTGCTAAACGTTCTGGCAAAAACTGGCGCAGAAGCTGCGAAGGGCTCAGGATGACGAACCGAATGGGGCGCGGGTACTCTCTTAGTCGAGCCCAAGTTTCTCTTGAAAATGGGGGAAACCCAGAGAACATGCATATGATGTAGCCATCCGCTTTCGTAACCTGCTCAACACTCGATATAATATCATCAGCCAAGTCCTGCCGTAGCGAGCTGCGTTGGCCTCGAAAATGCGCTCGCGCAGGCCGATTTAGTAATTCCTCTCCTCGGTCAGTAAGGCCATCCTGTGAGAAGTTATGCGTTCCAACGATGACATCTCCCTCAAGCAGATTTGCAAAAATCTTATCGCAATCAATTCCTGAAAGCTGCCTCTGGGCGAAGCTAATCTGTTGAGTCCGGTATACAATAAGACGTGTAGGACCAGACCGGCGAGTGCCAATTTCAATCCGATCCGTAATGATCTCACAGAGCAATGATTCAGTGTTGCGCGTGGCAATGTCCTGCTCAAGAATTGAGTCATAGCCGGCGGCTATAAGCCGCTCATCGAAAACGCGCGATACAATATTCTCCGGTACCTCGGTAGCTATGTGGAACCGCTCTATCATCTGGCGCAGTGCAACCTTCTGCCCAGCTACAAGCATTCCATCGCGATCGAAGTCGGGAAGTCTTGTCTGAACGTCGATATCCGCGCCTGTCGTTATGACAGCTGCGGTCACTCGCGAGAGGTTTGCACCGCGCAGATCACATCGGGTTAGATCGAGTATCGGTGTTTGGAGTTCACCGAAATCGACGCCGCGGAAATCACAGCCGCGAAGGTCCTGAGAAGGGTCTAATTTCGCTAAAGCTAGCAGGTCCTGAAAGCTTGCGTCTTTCGCTTCTAAAATGCGGTCAATCTGCTCTATGGGGTTCATCTTCGAGCTTCTCATAAGAGATGGAGCAGGTTGCCAGAACGATCTCGCCCGACCCACGATTCGCTGTTGTTGGATTAAGCTCCCGTAGATGCTTGGCAATCAGGGCCCGGATGACGCTCGAATGATTTGCCGAAAGGCGGAACAGTCTTAGATTGCTACTCCCATCGTCAGCCGGAACGACTTCCATGTCCTTGGGAAAGCACTTAAGAACGCCGGACACGCTGCCTTTTTGCTCAAGGTAATTAATTTTGCAAAAATGATCTTTGCTTTTATATGAACCCTCTAAACGACGATCTCTGTAGTCGCAAACACGCCACTTAGATCCGGGCAGGCGGAGAAAAACATTATCGACTTCAGGCGCTGTTTCCTTGAAGCCGGAGTTATTGGATCTCTTATGCTCGCTTCCCGTAGACCCCTTTAATTCACCCGCGGGCGTAGGACCGAGCATCGTGCTACGGACCCCGGCTGATCCCCCGAGTTCCTTCTTGGAGCTGCCTTCCGACGAAGATCCGAAGCTACGCTCGGTGGAGCGTTCGCGGGTTTCAGGTACTGCCTGACTGCCCACATGATCGTCCCGATCGATCTCGCAGCCCGACGTTTCCAAATGAATGTAAGCGGTACGAACGCTGACCTCGTATTCCTTGCTCCAGTCATGAGCGAGGATGCGATGCTGGCCAAAGCGCGCGGCGAGGCCGAGTAAGAAATCCGAAGAGGTTTTCGACTGCGTGGCGAAGATGTCCAGCTCGCCTATCTCGCTAGGCTGCATGAACGCCTCGTCGCGACTGAACTTACGATTCGGCATGCGGCGACACCCAAGGTTGAGCGGGGCAATGCTACCACCCTAATGCCAGCTAGTGGTAGGCGTCCTGTGATTGTTATCCTCCCTCGGCGCTGCGCGCGTACTTGAGCGAGTTACGATTCGCCCGGTACCCACGTACAAGCTGAGGGAGCGGGGTGTGAGCGTGTGGCCGAACTGGTTACAGGAACTGCGTCATAGGTGTTTTCAAAGGAAGCAAATGGCTGCGGCCCAGAGTGTCGACGAGCAGGATGAGGCTGTTGAGACAACCTTCACTCGCACGGAAGCCCGGATCATATGGCTGACGAAAGCCGCGTGGGTCGCCATCGGCGCGATGTCGGTTTTCATGGTGTTGGGAACGCAGGTCGACCTCAACTGGGCTGACTGGGGACCAGCTGGGGATTTTGCGGGCGGCATTCTGAATCCGATCTTGACGTTTTGCACCTTCTTGATCGTCGTTTCGACTATAACAGTGCAGATGCGTGAGCTGCAGCTTTCGCGGGAAGAGCTGCGCCTCTCAAGGGAGGAGATCAAACTCACTCGCGCTGAGGCGGCTCGCTCCGCTGAGGCCTTGGAGCAGCAGGTTAAAGCTGTCAAAAGACAGAGCTTCGAGGCAACGTTCTTTCAGATGCTGACGCTGTTTGCGAATATCGTAAAGGACATAGAGGTTCCCGATGGCAATGGCAAAACGGCAAGAGGACAGCAGGCCATACAAGCGTGCGCGCACAAGCTAGGTAGAATAACCGATAATTACACACGAAACGTGCCTGAACGAGTTAGGGTTGCTACTCTTCAAGCGTCCTATGAGGATTTCTGGTCGGACCGGCGTCAGCAACTAGGCCATTATTTTCGGTATCTTGAGACTTTTATCCGTTTCGTGGATGAGGCAGATAAGATCGACAGCCAAAAGTACGTCGACATCCTAAAGGCGCACTTTTCAGACTACGAGATGGTCCTTATTTTCTACAATGCGCTGGCCCATGATCCGAAGGCCTACCGGATGTATATAAAAAAGTATGGTTTAATCGAGCGCGTCCCCCGGGCGCTCCTTTTTGACAGGGAGGACATGACACTAATGGACATTATCCTGAGCACCACCAGCGTTCGATGACGGACCTTTTAACGTCTTGCCAGACATGATGTATAGAGGCACAATCCCCGCATAAAGAAAGCGCGGGGATTGCCGGCCGGTATCTATCCACTGAAAGTCGAACAGGGTGCGGACTTCACGCGCTCCCCGGTTTTCAAAACTGCTGATGAAACCCCCCGCGACTTCACCGGCTGCACCGTCCGGATGCAGGTACGCGCGCTCAAAGCCTCCTCCAGCGTTCTTCTGACCCCCGATGTCGAGATTACGGCACCGGGAACCGTCTTCATCGGCATTAGCGCCGCGCAAACCGCGCTCCTGCCCGGCGACGGCAGCGCGGTCTATGACCTCGAACTCGTCCGCCCCGATGGCACGGTGGAGCGGTTGCTGCAGGGCAGCGTCACCATCGACGGGAACGTCACTCGCGATGAGTAGCGTATACATCACCGAGGAACCGCGGCCGCTCGTTGAGGTAGTCGAGGAAGTGGTGACCGTCACCGTTCTCGCTGGCGGACCTCCGGGTCCTCGTGGAGCCAAGGGCGATCCGGGAGAGCCCGGACACGACGGGCCGAGCGACCACGGCCTATTGGACGGCCTGGGTGACGACGATCACCCGCAATACCTGACGGCGGGGCGCGGGGATGCGCGATATGCGCCGACCGTCCACACACATGTCTCGACCGACATCGCCGACTTCAACGCGGCAGTCGATGTGCGGGCCGCCTTGAAGGTCGATGCGCTAGTCGGTTCAGCGCCGGGAAGCCTCGATACGCTGCAGGAGATCGCGGACGCCCTGGGCGACGATCCCAACTTCGCCGGCACCATCATTGGCCAATTGGGCGGAAAGGTCGGCAAGGCCGACGTAACCGGCGTCCTGAAAGGCGACGGAACGACTGTTTCAGCCGCTCCTGTGACGGGCACCGGCGCGGTGGTTCAGGACAACAGTCCGACGCTGGTCACGCCCAACATCGGGGTCGCTACGGCGGACTTTCTGAACGTCGTCGCAGCGGTCGGCGTCATAGGAGCGATCAACCGGCTCAACCTGCACGCCACAACATACGGCTTCGGAATTTCCTCAAACCGAATGAGCGCCGTGGTTCCTTCGACTGCGGTCACGGCATTTTACAGCGGGACGACGCTCGCGGGGCAGTTCGGCAGCACTGGGCTCAACAACAGTCCGATCGGGGCCACAACGCCAGCCACGGGTCGGTTCACCAATCTGACGGCTACCGGCACAACGACGCTCGCTACATCCCTGTACGGGGCACTCACGGCCACAGCCGGGGTGGTTTCAGCCAACCCGACGTTTGAGGCCGTCGTCTTCACGGCCAGCGGCACCTTCACCAAGTCGAATTACCCCTGGGCGAAGCGTGCCTATGTCGTCGTCTCAGGCGGCGGCGGTGGTGGGGGAAGTGGCTCAATCGGCGATGCAACGGCCGCCCGTGTTGCAGGGGCAGGTGGTGCTCCTGGTGTCGTGAGCGATAGGTGGTTCAGCATGGATCAGCTGCCCAGCACCGTGCCTGTGACTGTCGGGGCAGGGGGTAGCGGTGGCCCGTCAGTGACCTCGACGGGAGCGGCGGTCGCTGGCGTAGCCGGTTCGGCCGGTAATTCCTCGTCATTCGGCGACCTGCTGAACGCCATTGGTGGCGATCCTGGCAATGGCGGACCTGTGCCAGCTGCCACCGCCGCGGCCGGCGCTTTACGAAACCCAGGAATCTCGACTGCCTACTACACAGCCGCCGGTGGGGCCGCTGCATCGTCAGGTACGAACGGGGCAGCTGGTGGCCGGTCCGCCATGGGCGGTGGCGGCGGTGGTGCTGGTGGTGGGACGGTGAGCGGCTCTGGTGCCTCGCGTGCGGGAGGGCAGGGCGGTGGCATCCATGCGCTGGCGAGCGGTATCACCGCCGTTGGCGGGGGTGGTGCCGCGGGTGCGGTTGGCAGTTCCTACATGGGCGGCGACGGCGCGAGCCATACGGGCGCAAACGATCCTTATTTCGGAGAGGGCGGCGGCGGGGGAACGTCGAACTCCGCGGGTTTGCCAGGTCACGGCGGCAATGGTGGCGCTCCAAGCGGCGGTGGAGGCGGCGGTGCAGCTACCGTCTATCCCGGCGGAACATCGACAGGAGCTGGCGGAAGCGGCGCGCGTGGGGAAGTGGTGGTGTTTCTCTATGCCTGACGCCCAGCGCTTTGCAGTCGTGGTAGATGGCCTCGTGGACAACGTGGTCATGTGGGACGGGGAATCCGAGTGGACCCCGCAGCACGGCAAGGCCTGGCGCTGCCCTCAGCGTGTCGCCGCCGGATGGCTGTGCAGCGGCGAGGGGCAGTTTACTCAGCCGCCCGGTGTACCCGCCGGAGCGACCAAGGACGACTCCCGGCATTGGGTGAAGGTCTGTGAAGCCGCGCTGACCATACAGACGGGCATTTCGATTCTTGCCGGCACCCAAACGCGAATCCTGACGCTCGCGCCGGAGGACGGTAAGGACGACTTCTCCGTGGGAGACATTGTTTTTCTCGCCGCCAAAGGTCTGCCGACCGGCTGGATCATGAGCGACGGCTACACTGTGAAGGCCAAAAACCAGATCGAGGTGCGCTTTCAAACCCCTCTTATTCTGGCTGGAACCTATACCGTGCCTTTCACAGCCCTCCGCTGGCAGTAAGCAATGGGCTTGCACGAAACACCTTTGCGCCCCATGCTGGGTATATGAAAACCCTCGGCTCTATTCTATTCTACGGTCCGCTTTATGCTTTGGCGGGCTTTATCATGCTGGTTCTGGCAATCCTCGCCTACCGCGGCCATTGGGACGCATTCGTCGTCGTGGGGATTATCCCGGCCATGGTCCTCGGCCGGCGGATGATGCGCACCGCCTGATGCCATGCACTTCACGTGGCACGCCAAACAGCGTTTCAAGGAGCGCTTCGGGCGTGAACTGCCGCGTGATGAAGAGCGGGCGATCTGCGCCAGCCTCGCGCTAGATGCCTGCGGCCTCCCTGCCGGCGGAACTGCGGAATACGCAATCCGCGTTACCCAGCCATCCGGGGAAGTGCTCCGCGCCTGGCTGAAGGTGAGTACCGGCCCTTCTGGCTGCGTCATCACGATATTCCGGCCGGGCCACAGCAAGAAGCGGGCACGGGACAAGAAGGTAAAGCCGCCAAGCTTCTCAGATGCGCTGCTCGCAAACCGAAAGCAGAAGTATATCAGGCTTGCCAAATGCTAATACCGGCAGCATCCTATCCTTATGCCTCTCAAAGTCGTCCCTATTACGTGCCAGCAATGCGAAGATGTGCAGGAAATCGCACAACAGGTTTGGGACAAGGCGCAGTCGGGGGAACTCCGCGGGCTGGCGGTTATAGGTCTGACAGCTGACGGTTGCATATCGACCCGCTTCACCATGGGGGATGCCAGTCACGCCTTTGGCGGACTCTTAGCGGGAACACAGGTGCTCGCACACCGGATTCTGACCGAGACAGATTGAACGAATGAAAGCGAAGGTTATGCCTGGGGGGCGACCGACCAAGTATTCACCGAAACTGGCTGCGGCCCTGTGTGCGGACATAGCCTACTGCCCTGAGGCTGAAAAGGGGCTGAAGGTGCATGAGGCCTGCGCGAAACACGGCTGCTCTGTGTCATCGTTCTTTTTGTGGCTGGTGGAATATCAAGAGTTTTCGGAAGCCTACGCGCACGCACGCGAAGCCCGTTTTGAGCAGCTGGCTGAAGAAACCCTCGTTATACCTGACGCAATTCCGGACACGGCCTATTGGGAGCTGGCGGATGGCCGCAAGGTGCCAAGCCTGCAGGGGCTGGAAGATGACGAGACGAAAGGTGCCAAGCTCAAGTTTCTGAGCAAGGAAGTGGTGATGAAGGCGCAGCTGCAGGTGCTGTCGCGCCAATGGTATTTGGAAAAGCTGGCTCCGCACCGCTTCGGCAAGAAAGTTGCCCTGGAGCATGCCGGGAAAGACGGCGGGCCGATCAAGTCCGAATCCACCGTCCAGTTCTACATGCCCGACAATCAGCGGGATGCTCCGTCTGAGTGATTATCCGGCCGCACCCGGGTCCGCAGGAAGCGTTCCTCTCCACCGCGGCTGACATCGCAATCTACGGGGGGGCAGCTGGCGGGGGTAAGACCTGGGCTCTCCTGATGGAGCCGGTCCGGCACATCGGCAATCCCAACTTCGGCGCTGTGTTCTTCCGGCGCGAGACACCGCAGATCACGAACCAAGGCGGTCTGTGGGACGAAAGCCAGAAGATCTACCCGCACCTCAAAGCGCGTTCGATTGAACAGCCGTATCAGTGGAAGTTCCCATCTGGTGCCAAGGTGACGATGACGCACCTGCAGCACGAGAACGACGTGCTGAACTGGCAGGGCTCGCAGATCCCGCTCATTCTTTTCGATGAGCTGACGCACTTCACCCGCAAGCAATTCTTCTACATGCTCAGCCGGAACCGCTCGACGTGCGGCGTCCGGCCGTACATCCGCGCCACCACCAACCCTGATCCCGACAGCTTCCTCTATGACAGCACGGGCAAGGGGCTTGGGCTGATTGACTGGTGGATTGGACCTGACGGCCTGCCCATCCCGGAGCGGTCCGGCGTCATCCGCTGGTTCGTGGTCATAAACGACACGCTGCGGTGGGCGGACAGCCGGCGGGCTCTGGTGGAGGAATACGGGGAAGACGCAGAGCCCAAGAGCCTGACGTTCATTTCCTCGAAGCTGACCGACAACAAGATCCTGATGGAGGCCGACCCCGGCTACCTGGCGAACCTGAAGGCGCAGACAGAGGAACAGCAGCAGCGCCTCCTGCACGGCAACTGGAAGTTCAAGGCCGAAGGCGGCCTGGTGAAGCGTAAGCACCTGCGGCACCTGAAGCCTGGCGAGCCGCGGCCGGACATGGTGCGCATCGTCGTGGCCATCGACCCGTCCGTAACCGCCAACAGCGCGAGTGCGGAGTGCGGTATCACCGTCCAGGGCAAGGGTGTGGATGGCCTGGGCTACCTCATCGACGACCTGAGCGGTGTCCTGAGCCCTGCCGAGTGGGCAAACCGTGCCGTCAACGCCTACCGGCATTATCAGGCCGACGCCATCGTGGCTGAGGTGAACAACGGCGGGGATCTGGTCGAGCGGAACATCAAGGCCGTCGATCATGGCGTGAACTACAAGGCGGTGCGCGCCACACGGGGCAAAATCATCCGTCTGGAACCGATTGCCGCCTTTTACGAGCGCGGACAGATCGTCCACTGCCAGCACTTCGATAAGCTGGAGGGGCAGCTGTGCAGCTACAACCCCGAAATAATGGATAAAAGCCCCGACCGCATGGATGCGGCTGTTTGGGGCTTTACGGAACTGCTACTATCAGGGAATAATGCGCAACAGATTAAACTGAGAGGTTTATAGAAAGCAGCTTTATGCCGGTTGATACCACGCATGCCCTCTACGACAAGTACGGTCCGACATGGGCAAAAATGCGTGATGTGGTTGCCGGGCATGACGCCATCCAAAAGGGTGGCGAGAAATACCTGCCAAAGCTGAGCGACCAGGAAGAGGACGAGTATAAGATATACCGTGAGCGGGCCACATTCTTCGGCGCGACCGGCCGGGTGGTCGATGCGTTGAGCGGTATGGTGTTCCGCAAGAAGCCCGACATCGAAGACGCCAAATCGATCAAGCCCATGCTGGACGACATGACCCTTTCAGGGGTGCCGTTCGATCAATTCGCAGAGCAGCTGATTGAGGAGGTGCTGACGGTCACGCGCACCGGCGTTCTGGTCGACCACCCTCAGGTGCAGCGGCAGGATGGGGAGGTCATCACCCTGCAGCGTGCCGAGAAGATGGGCTATCGGGCCTACGCGACCATTTACAAGACAGAGGACATCATCAACTGGCGCATGACGCGCCGTGGTGGCCGCTCCATCCTCGGTCTCGTGGTTCTGCGGGAGGTCGCCGAGACGGTGAAGGCTGGCGACCTCTTCGCCCTGGAGTGCAGCGTGCAGTACCGTGTCCTGCAGCTGGACGAGAGCGGCTTATACACCCAAAGCCTCTACACGGCCGGTGCGAACAACCAGCTGGTCGAGGAAGTCATCGGCTATCCGCTGGTCAACGGTAAGCCGCTGGACGAAATCCCCTTCACGTTCTTCGGTGCGCAGGGGAATGAGCCGGACCCGGAACAGCCGGCGCTGTACGACCTGGCTGTGGTCAACATCAGCCACTATCGCAAGACGGCCGACTACGAGCACGGCCTGCACTTCACCGGCTTGCCCACTGCCGTCATCAGCGGCGTGAGCGCCACGGACACCACGTATTCCATCGGGTCGGCCAAGGCGTGGGTCTTCAGCGATGCGAACGCCAAGGCGGTGTATCTGGAGTTCACGGGGCAAGGCCTCGAAACCATGCGCAAGGCCATTCAGGACGATGAGCTGAAGATGGCCGCGCTGGGTGCCCGCATGCTTTCGCCGGACAAGAAGGCGGTCGAGACAGACGAGGCCATGAGCAACAAGCGCTCGGGTGAAACCGGGTCACTTGCCTCGATGGCCAACGCGGTGAGCCGGGGCCTGACCCGCGTGCTCGGTCAGATGGCGCTGTGGGCGGGCTCGTCTGAAAAGCCGAAAGTTCGGCTGAACACCGACTTCAACCCCGGCGATATCAGCCCGCAAGCGATCACCGCCCTGCTGAGCGCGGTTGTGGCCGGCAAGCTGAGCGCCGAAAGCTTCTACGAGGCGCTGGTGAAGGGGGAAGTCATCAGCGGCAACCGCACCTTCAGCGAGGAACAGGCACAGATTGACGACGATCCCGACCTGGCTGGGCAGCCGGTGAAGGCGGCGAACGACGACGGGGCTGCCGTGAGTGCCGCGGCCTAATGAGGATCTAGCCGAAGCGCTGCGCATCCGCCTGCTGGCGCTGCTGCGGCATCAGGTGACGGTCCACACCGAGATCGAGCGCTACCTCACCGCTCTGGACAAGGCCATAGCGGCACAAATCATTGAGTTCGCCCCAACGTCGGTCACCCATGAGGTTTACCGGCAGGAGAGGCTGGCAAAGCTGCTGGCGGCCGTTGCTGCGCAGGTTTCGGCTTCGTACCGGGACATCCGGCGCTACCACGTCAACGAAATGGCCGATCTGGCGCAGGTGGAAGCCCTGTACCTGACACGGCAGGTCAACGAGGTTGTCGGCCGGGATCTGCTCGCCTTCGCGCTCCCTGCCGCCGAAGCTGTGGGCCTCGTCCGGTCCACGCTCGTCTCCGGCGCGCCCATGGCGGACTGGTGGGAGGGGCAGTCGGTCGCCGCTCGGGATGCCTTCAACCAGATGATGCGCATTGGCGTGCTGGGCGGGGAATCCGACGCGGATCTCATCAAGCGCGTTCGCGGAACCCGCGAGATGGCTTTCAAGGACGGCCTGGTGGAAGTCTCCCGTCGCCGGGCCAAGCTGCTCGTGCGCGGTGCCAGCAGCGCCATCACCGGGGCAGTCCGCAAGAAGGCGGTGGAGGACAACCCGCGCGTCTTCCGGGGAATTCAGCAGATCAGCGTGCTCGATGGCCGTACCTCTCACACCTGCATCTCGTATGCCGGGAAGGTCTGGACCGTTCCTGATTACAAGCCGGTGGGTCACAAGCTGCCGTACAACGGCGGAACCCCGCGCCACCCTGGCTGTCGGTCAACCGAAATCGCCGTGCTGCAGGAGAAGTGGGGCGGTGCGCCGGCGGATGATATGGACTTCGACACGTTCCTGTCCGGCAAGTCTCCGGAGTTCACAGACCAGCTTTTAGGGAAAGGCCGGGCGGAGCTGTACCGCGCCGGTAAGATAACCCTGGCCGATCTGGTGGACCAACGCGGCCGACCTTTAACGCTCGAACAGCTTAAAGCCAGTCATTGACAGGCGCTAAACCTTAACCCCATGATGGTGTCAGGTAAGTTTTCCTTATTGGGAGGATGCTGGGCCGGTTAATCGAGATGGGGTCTTGATGAGTGAATATCGACGTAAATGCACCAGAGTTTCAGGAAGCGGTGAAAACCGCGACACAAGCCCAAGTGGCGGAGCTGCTTGAAAAGGAAACGAAGGGTCTCAAGGAAAGCCGCGATGCGGTGCTCCGCGAGAAGAAGCAGCTTGAAGATCGCTTCAAGGATGTCGATCCTGACGAATACCGGACGCTGAAGACCAGTAAGCGGAACGCCGAAGACAAAGATAGCGACCCGATCAAGCTGCGCGAGCGGATTGAAGCCGAGTTTGCGCCCAAGCTGACTGCCGCTGAAAAGCGTGCGGAGGAGCTGGAAGCCAAGCTGAACGCGAACATTGTTGACGGCAGCCTGACCACGGCACTGACCGAGGCGGGCGTTGCCCCTGAGTTTATTCGTGCGGTGAAGGCGGACTTCCGCGGTAGCCGCAAGATCGAAGTCACCGAAGGCGGGGCCTTGGTGGATGGCAAACCTGTGACCGACTACGTCAAGGCGTGGGCGGCTTCAGATGAGGCAAAACCCTTTATCGCTGCAGCCAACAATCAAGGTGGTGGCAGTAAAGGTGGCGCAGGTGGCGGGGCTACCGGCAAAAAAGCGGCAGATATGACTGCCAAGGAGAAAGCCGCTTACATCGGTCAACACGGTGCAGAGGCATTTAAAAACAAGGTTGATAATGAAAGATAAATAGTTGGCAACGACTGTTATTACCGATACCCGCCCATATGACGTGCTCATGGCGACCGCGTTCTATGAGCGCATCACCCAAAACACGAACGCGTTCAATGCCGCCTCAAACGGCGCGCTGCGCCTTCTGAACCAGGGCCTGACCGGCGACTACGAGAAGCAGGCGTTCTTCAAGAACGTGTCCGGCATGACCCGCCGCGATGACACCAGCGTCGCCTCCGTCACTGCGATCAAGCTGACGATGGATGAAAACATCAGCGTCAAGGTCAAGCGCAAGTTCGGCCCGATTGACGCGACCCGCGACAGCTTCCGCAGTATGGGTATGGACCCTGACGAAGCTGCCGTGCTGGCCGGTCAGCAAATGGCCGACGAAACCCGGCAGGAAATGCTGAACACCACTGTAGCTGCTCTGACGGCTGCGATGGCTGGCCAGTCCGACATCGTTTACGACGCTGCCGCGATCGCCTCCGGGGTGACTGCAAATATTCTAAACCACGCCAACATGAACAAGGCCCTCGCCAAGCTCGGTGATGCCTCGTCCAACGTGAAGCTGTGGGTCATGAACGGCGCGTCCTATCACGCCCTGATCGGCAACTCGCTGAGCGACATGACGTTCAACGACAGTGGGATCTCCATCTACAACGGTGGTGCCCCGACCCTGGGTCGCCCGGTTCTCGTGACCGACATCCCGGCGCTGAACATCTCCACCACCGGCTACAACATCCTGGGCCTCCAAGATGCTGCCGCAATGATGAAGGTGTCGGAAGATCCCGAGGCTGTCGTTGAGACCGTTACCGGCCTCGAAAACCTTGTGACCCGGTTCCAAGGTGAGAGCGCCTACAACATCCAGCTCAAGGGCTTCAAGTGGGACATCACCAACGGTGCCCGCAACCCGTCTGCTGCTGCTGTTGCGACCGGCACCAACTGGGATAGCAACGTCACCAGCTTCAAGAGCCTGCCCGGCGTCTTGCTGAAGGTGGACATCACCGCTAACGCCTCCTAAGGAAAGCTATATTCGTGAGTAAAGTTGTTTTCTATCACCACGGCAGCCACCCCAATAAGGTTGATGCCGAGCTGCTGAAGGACGCGGGAGTACGCGTCCCCGGCCGCAACGCCGAAGCCTTCAAGGCGAACGAGATCGAGGACGTTGAAATCGTCCTCGTGGATGGCGGCGACCGCGATGCCGAGATCCGCCAAGCGTATCAGGGCAAGGCCGACGTAATCCCTGTGGCCGACTATGTGGCCAAGATGCGCGAGAAGTCCGGCCAGAAGGTCCCGGATGGCAGCGATAAGGGAAAGTTCGACCCTGACGCCCCTGCCAAGCCGGTTGAATCCACCACTCAGCCGCCGGCCGAAAAGACCGACAAGAAAGCCAAGTAATTGGCCCTTCTGGTCGGCACCGACACCTACGCCACCTTGGCTGAGGCGGACGCCTACCTGTCCTCCCGCGGAGTGTCTGCGTGGGATGGTGCTTACCCACCCGCCAAGGAGGCGGCATTGATTGAGGCTACGGCCTTTCTCGATGCCGCTTTCGCATGGGCGGGCAAGATTGAAGATACCGCGCAGGCGCTGTCATGGCCCCGCATCTGTGTGAAGGACCGGGAGGGCCGCACGCTCTCAGGCATCCCGGTGGCGGTGAAGAACGCGGCGATTGAGCTGGCGGCGCTGGCCGTGGGCGGCCGGCTGAGCGCGATGGCTTTGCAGGACAACGGCGGGGCGATCAAGAGCGAGGAAATCGGCGACGTGCGGGTGCAGTACGACACCGCCACGATCCGCCCGGCCAACTTCGATTATGTCGAGATGCTGCTGCGCGGGCTCGGCACCTTGCGCTCCAAGACAAACGCGACGGTGAAGCTGCAGCGGGTATGAGCGGCGTGAACGCCCGCCTTGCTGAGCGCCTGCCGGAAATGCTCGAGCGCCACGGCTTCTCGGTCGATCTCCAGAAGCGCACTGCGCCTGCCGGCGGTGATTTCGCGGTGGGTTCCGGCACCTGGCGCAATCATGCCTGCGTAAAAGCCGTCTGGGACACGCCTGCCCGTGACCGCGAAGGGCTGGTGAGCGGCGGTCCTGCGGCGTCCACCACCCGCGCCATGACGATCGCCTATCGCGCCGACATGGACGTGCCTGGCGCGGCCCTGTCCTTCCGCGTGCTCAAGGGAGAGATGGTCTACGGGGTCGATTCCGTGGCCGTCATTGGCGACTGCGTGGGCCTGCGCCTCTACGTCTCGGAAGATACCGGGGTGGACGCCTGATGGCCGTCCGCGGTGCCTCCAGCCTCATTAGGAAGCTGTCGCAGCTGCCGGCCTCTTTGCAGGTGGGCATTCAGGACGCTTTGGAAGCCTCTGCCGCAGAGATGCACGGGTATGCCGTGCAGAAGATCCAGCGGAACAGTGGCGGGGGCCGAACCTACAAGCGCGGCGGCCGGACGCACACGGCATCGGCTCCGGGCGAGTTTCCCAACAGCGACTATGGCGAGCTGGTCAGTAAAATGCGGGCGAGCAAGGCAAGTCGGGATGGACAAGGCATAATCGCGACGTTCGGGGCTTATGACGTTAAGGCCAAATACCTGGAGTACGGCACCAGCCGGATGGCTGCGCGCCCCTTCATGCGGCCGACCTTCCGGCTCCTGAAGGCAAAGGCACAGGCACGGATCAAGCTGGCGGTAAACACGGCCCTGCGGAGGTACGCCAGTGGCCGATAGCGCCGTCGATCTCCTGCAGGCGGTGGTGGCCCGGCTCAAGGCCGAAGCCGGGATGTCGGCCTTCGTGAGTGACCGCGTGCATGGCGCAACGCCGCCTTCTCCGAAGTACCCCTTTGTGCTCGTCACGTCGGAAGCCCAGCCATTCGCGGCCGGTGACTTCAGCGGGATGCAGCATACGGTCCGCGTGCAGGCGTTCGCCCGAGAGAACAAGCCGGGCATGGTTCTGGCCATCCGCAAGCTGGCTTTCGCCGCACTGGACCGGCGGGAGGCGGACATAGCCATCGGTGGAGGTTTCGAGCTGGTGAGCCTGCAGTACGACGGCGTAGCTGATGACTTCCCTGAGGATGACGGGAATACCTGGCAATCCGTGATCGAATTTTCCGCCATTGTCACATAGCCATTGTCGGACCCTTTAACCTGTTAGAGGATTAAGGGGTAAAGAAAGCGATGAGCATGGCGAATGTCCGTATTAAAATGATCCGCAACCAAGTTGTCTCACCCGATGGCGTGAGTGTTTGCCACTATGAGGCCGATAAGGAATACACCGTTCCGGCTGAATTGGCCGATGTGCTGAAGCTACATGGCAATGCAGTGGATGCCACGACGAAATCCAAAGAGCCGGAAAAAGCGGTTTAGTTATTGCAGGCCATAGGCTTTTGCGCTTACCCTTTCAGCTAAGGAAAGGGTATTTACTTGGCACCAATGAAGGGGCGGGATGTCCTGCTCAAACTCAATACGGTAAGCACGACCTTTGTCACGGTCGGCGGTGCGCGTGAAGCCACCATTACCATCAATAACGAAGCGGTGGACGTTACCAGCTCGGACGATGCGGGTATTCGCAAGCTGCTGGAAGGCGCTGGCGTCAACTCCATCAGCGTCAAGATGTCGGGCGTCTACATTGACGACGCGCCTTCGACCGCCATCCGCTCGGCGGCGATGACGAACGCCCACAAGAAATTCCAGATCGTCATGCCGAAAACCTCCGGCACATACGTCTATGAAGGCCTCTTTATGATCGCCTCGCTGGAAGAGGCAGGCACCTACAATGGAATGATCACGTACAGCCTGACGCTCGAAAGCGCCGGGGCCGTAACGCTGACCTAAGGGGGTTATGATGGATAATCCCCGCAATGAGGTAAGTATCGAGCTAGCCGGAGAAACCCGCACAATGCGGGCGTCCTTCGCGGCAATCCGGAACATCGAGCGCGACCTTGGCAACATCCTGCCGCTGATCGACAAAATTGGTCAGGGGAACGTGGGTGTGGACCAGTGTGCCACCATCATCTTCTACGGGCTCAAGGGCTTTGATGACCACCGCTTGACCAAGGATGCGGTGGGTGAAGCCGTCATGGATAGAGGTCTGAGCGCGGTGATGCCGGCGGTCGTTGAGTTCGTCACCGGAACCCTGAAAGGGGTGGCCGTGGGAAAGCCTCAGCCGGAGGACAAGGCCTAAAGGCATTCCCGTGGGAGGACGTGATGATGTCCGCCCTCGGGGTTCTGCGCTGGCCACCCTCCGAGTTCTGGGCCAGCACCATGTTCGAATACAGCGTGGCTGTTAAAGGCTACCTGGCGGCCAAGGGGGTGAAGACTGAGGGCGGCATGACAAGGGAGGAATTCCTTGACCTGAAAGCCGCCGACGAGAAACGAAGGAAAGCTTGATATGTGGCGCAATCGCTTGACGCTCTGATTGTTGAGCTACGCGCAGACATAAAGGGCTTCCAAGCCTCGCTTGCTACCGCTACCGGCGACATTCAACGCTTCAGCGGTTCCTCCACAAAGCACATCGGCGGCATTCAGGCTGCAATCGAACGCGCCCGCATGGCGGTGGTGGCGTTCGGAGGTGCCTGGGCAGCCTTCAGCATCGGCAAGGGCATTATCGACGCGGGTGTGCAGGTGGAAGCCCTGCGCAACAAGATGATCGCCGCCACCGGCAGCACGACTGTCGCCGCAGACGCCCTGGCCTTTATCCGTGCGGAAGCTGACCGGCTCGGCCTTTCTATTCAGGTGGCCTCTGACGGCTTTGCCGGGTTTGCGGCGTCCTCCCTCCGCGCGGGCCTGACGCTGGACGAAACCAAGCAGATCTTCACCGGCGTCAGCGAGGCGGCAGTGTCCATGCGCCTCTCCGCGGAACAGACCGGGCTGGTGTTCAAGGCGCTCGAACAGATCGCGGGCAAGGGCACCGTGAGCATGGAAGAGCTGCGCGGCCAGCTTGGAGATTCCGGTCTCTCGGGCGCGTTTGAGATCGCTGCTAAGTCCATGGGAAAAACCACGGCCGAGTTTACCAAGATGGTTAGCAACGGAGAGGTGATGTCGGCGGACTTCCTTCCGAAGTTCGCGGCACAGATCCGCAAAGATCTTGGCGGCAGTGTCGAGGAAGCCAGCCAAGGCGCTCAGGCGGCGTTTAACCGGCTCGGCAACGCGTTCTTCGATCTTCAGACAAAGCTTGCTGCCAGCGGCTTGCTGGATGTGGTGGTCCGCTCCATCAAGGATCTCACCGACGCCTTGAATGACCCTGGCCTGATCTCGGGCCTGTCGTCGTTCGTCCAGTTGCTGAGCAACGTGCTGAATATCGCGCTGCGGGTGGCCGGCGCAATCGGCACCGCGGTCTCCGCCATCAACTCCGCTACCGAGGCGGTGGGCAATTCGATCTTCGGGGGCCTGTTCGGGAAGGAAGGCACTGACGCCATCAACAAGGCGCGTGGGGCACGCAATCAGGCGGCGGCGACGGTCGGGGCTACTCCTACTGCCGCACCTGTGGCGAGTTCCTACACGCTCGGGACCAAGGCGGTGGCCCTGCCTAACGCGGGAGCGGCACGGAAAGCAAAAACGGCTGCGGACCGGGCCGCGCGGGAGCGTGAAAGCCTCTCCGGCCGGGTCGATAGCGTCTATGCGGCCAACTCGAACGACACCGACCGCATGCGCCTGGCTTACGCGGAAGACCAGAAGATTCTGGAGGAGGCGCTAGAGAAGAAGGCCATCACGCAGCAGCGCTACAACGAGGTGATGTCGAGGATCGAGATCGAGTTCGACAAGAGCATGAACGACTACCGTGTGGACAAGTTCGGCACGGACATCGAGCAGGAGCAGGAGCGCTTTGAGGAGCGCAAGGAGCTGCTGCTACAGGGCCTCGATGACCGTCTCATCACCGTGCAGGAACACCATGAGCTGCTGGAGGAAGCGGAGCGCGAGCACAACGAGCGCATGCTTGAGCTGCAGAACCAGGCGAATGAAGACCGGCTGACAGAGGCGCAGCGGGGTCTGCAGGGCTTCCTCGGCGTACAGCTGGCATATCAGCAGAAATCCGCCGCACAGGAAGGCGCGAGCTTCCGGAATTCGCTGCAGCAGCTCGCGCAGCACAACAAGACAGCGTTCATGGTCGAGAAGGCTGCTGCCCTGGCACAGGCGCTGATCTCGGCGCGCCAGAGCGTGGTGGACGCCTACAAGTTCGGAAATAAGATCGGCGGGCCGGCGCTCGGGGCGACGTTCGCCGCGGTCGCTGCGGCTGCCCAGGCGGCGAACATCGCGGCTATTGCCTCAACGTCGTACGGCGGCGGAGGCGGCAGCGTGGGCGCGTCTGGTGGCGGCGGGGGTGGGTCGGGCGGAATGCCTTCACCGGCCGAAGCGGAGACCCCCAGCAAGGATGCCGTGCAGCGCTCGGTCTACATCACCGTGAACGGCGACGAAGATACGCTTTTGAGCAAGCGCACAGTGCGCAAGCTCATTGATCAGCTGAACGACGCCTTTGGCGATGGCTCCCAATTAAAGGTGGCTTTCGCATGAACATCGTAGCGGTCGGAAAACAGCTTTATAATGAGGGGCGGTCACGTATCGGGTATGATAACCTGCTGGAACAGGGAACCGTCGTAGCCTCCAGCGCGGAAGTTCAATACCCCGTAGAAAATGCCTTTGACTGGCGGACTGATGACTTCTTCAGACCCGCTTCGGCGGGGACCGTCACCATTACCCTGACGCTGCCGAAGGCCCGGCACGCCAGCTATTTCGCGTACTTCCAGCAGGATCTGTTCAAGAAGGGCGGCAGCCTGCGCCTGCAGCGCCTGGACGGCGCGAGCTGGGTCAACGTGGGTGACGGTATCGCCCCGGCCGACAACGCTCCCCGCATGCTGTTCTTCGACCCGGTGCCGGCCAAGCAGTGGCGCGTGGTGCTGACGTGCGACGAGGCTTTCAGCATCGGCGTGCTGGCCTTCGGGGAAGCCCTGCTGTTGCCTTACGGCATGTACCTGAACTGGACCCCGCCGGTGCTGGCGCGGGCCACGCGCACGCTGTCCAGCGTGTCAGAATCCGGCGCGTTTCTCGGCCGCAGCGTCATTGGGCAAGGCGTCAAAACCGACCTGATCCTGCAGGGCACGACGGACCAGTGGGTGCGGGATCACTGGCAGCCGTTTGTGGAGCACGCCGAGCGCAAGCCGTTCTTCTTCACGCCGGACGCACTGCAGCGGCCGGATGACTGCATGTTCGCCTGGGTGGAGGATGATCTGACGCCGCCCCGGCATTCCAACTACGGCTATATGGGAACCGCCCTGCGCCTGCGGGGGATGGTGGAGTGAGTGAAGGGGAGCTGCGCATCAGCGTCGGCCGCCGGCCGATAACCGTTGTCGAGCTGGATCTGGACACCTGCGCCAATGAATACGGCGTCGCGCCGTGCGCCGCGGTGCTGGGCCTGACCGGCACGCAAAAGTGCTTCAAGACGTTCAAGACGTGTCAGGACCCGCAGCACTTCTCCCGCACCACCAAAACCTACCGCTTTTGCTCGGCGGGCTCGCTGCTGCCGATCGGCGGCGACGTGATCTATCCCTGCATCACGGACGTGGACATTGCGGCGACCCAGCTCAATCCAAACGGGCTGTCCGTCTCCGCCTCTGTCACGATCTCCATGGCGGACTTCCCGCACCACGACCGGGGTGTAGACCCCTATGTGACCGAACGGCCTTACCAGCCAGAGGCGGTGGGTACGTTCTTCGGGAAGCTGCGCGCCCGCAACCCCTTCGTCATCAACCGGCCGATGCGGGTCAACACCGGCTACATTGACGACGACCGGGTAATCTACACCAGCACGCGCCTCTATTTCATCGACCGTTTCGAGGGGCCGGACGCAAACGGCCGCTTCAAGATCATCGGGAAGGACATCCTGCGGTTTGCCGATCAGGAAAAGGCCGAAGCCCCGAAAACCAGCCAAGGCGCTCTGTCGGCCGACATCACCAACGTGGCCACAAGCCTGACGCTCGTGCCCGCCGGCATCGGGGTGGAATACGGCGCGTCTGGCACCATTCGCATCGGGGACGAGCTGCTGACCTTCAGCGGCCGAAGTGGCGACACGCTGACCAGTCTGGTGCGCGGGGCACAGGGGACAGCCGCAGAGGCGCACAAGCTCAATGACAAGGTGCAGCTGGCCAAGGTCTACACCAACCGGCTGACCGTTTCGCAGATCCTCTACGAACTCCTGACCACCTATGCCGAGATTGACCCCGCTTACATTCCCCTGACCGACTGGCAGGCGGAGGAGGGGAATTGGCTTTCAAGCCTGACCAGCACGGTGACCCTGAGCGAGCCCACCGGCGTCAAAAAGCTGATCGAAGAAATCCTGGTCAGCACGGGATCGGCGCTCTGGTGGGATGAGAAAACCGCCAAGCTTCGGTTCAAGGTGCTGGTGCCGGTCCTTCCTGCCGGGCAGGTGCCGCAGCTCAATGAGGCCGACAACATTCTTGAGGGCTCGCTGCGGGTCAAAGATCTGGAGAAAGAGCGGATCAGCCGGGTAATTGTCTATTTCGGACAGATCAGCGCGGTGAAGGAGGTGCAGAAGGCCAACCTGCGATCCGTGGCCGCCGTGCTCGATGCGGTGGCGGAGGGCGAAGTCTCTTACGGCGTTGTGTCGAGCAAGGAGATTGCGACCCGGTGGCTGTCCACGGCCGCGCAGGGGACGGCTCTAGGAATGCGCATCCTGTCCCGGTACGGCGAGACACCGCGCGAGGTGACGTTCCGGCTCGATGCAAAGGACGAGCGCAGCACCGGCGACCTGATCGACCTGACCTCACGGCAGATTCAGAACGCCATGGGCGACCCGGCCACCACACGCTTCATCATCACTGAGGTGCGCGATGTCGAAGTCGGCACGCATCAGGAATATACCGCTTTGCAGATTAGCCAGACCGGCGGCGGTAAAGCCTTTCTGATTGCGCCGAACGATCTGCCGGACTGGTCCGCGGCTACGTCTACTCAGAAAGCCAAATACCTATTCGTAAGCAATAACGCCGGAGCAATGAGCGCCTTGCAAGCCGGTCCCGTTATCGCATAGGATGCCTTAAACGAAAGCGGGGTAATTGGCGGACTATTTTGAGATTGATGATGCTGAGGTTTCTCAGGACAAGCCTGCTAAACAAAGCATTTTTCAGCGCCTGCGGGATAACCTCGTAGCTGTCACAGAAGGGGCGGTAAACGCGCCTCGCATTGCGCTTAAGGCGGTGAGTATCGGAGCCTTCTCCGCCGCCAAGGATGCAAACCAGACAATCCCATCTTTAAACTCGGCAATCGTCACTTTCCAAACTGAGCAATTCGACACCAAGGGAAGTTATAGCCCCGGCGATGCGCAGAACGTCCCGACAAAGGCGGGTTATTACGAGTTCAAGCTGAACGCGACCTATACCGCTTCCGGCTCTCTCTCCATCCGAAAGAACGGCACGCCGCTGGTGACAGTCACCGGTGGCCAGGCGTCCGTCTCCGTTCTCGCCCAAGCGAACGGTAGCACTGACTACTTTGACGTGCTGGCAACCGCGGCCGGCGCGATCATGACGGTGAACGCAGGTGCTCTGTTCCAGGGCCACATGGTGGCGGGCTCCTGATGCAGAAGTTCTATCTCACCATCACCAGCAGCGCCTCAGGCGTTCTGGCCCCTTCACCGGGCGGCAAGCTCAGCATCTATGAGACAGGCACCACGACGCTGGCGGCCCTGTTCGAAGACGACGGCACCACTGCCAAGGCAAACCCGCTGACGGCCGACACCAACGGGCTGGTCCAATGCACGCTGGCCAACGGGAAGTATGACCTCAAAATCACCGTATCTGGCGTGGATCGCTGGATCTACGGCCTCTACGTCTATGACGGCACGGCGATCCAGCTCGACCTGGAAATGCCGACGCAGTTCACCGTCAATGGTCAGGCGGTGGAGTGGAAGACCGTCAACGCGAACCGCGGGCTATTCGGCCCAACGACGGGCACGCCGGATGTCCCGACCTTCCGCAGCATGGTGCCGGCGGACATGCCGAGCGCCACGACGAGCGCTCAAGGGGCTGTCCAGCTTGCAGACTTAGCCGCCATCGCATCGAAGACACCCGGCCGTGCAATCCCGGCGAACCTTTATGCCTCCGCTGTGCCGGACCTGATTATTGAGGATCAAAAGCCTCAAAATACGGGAGGCGGAGGAGCGGGTGGAACAAACACGACCCGTGTTCTGAATACCATTGTCCGGAATATCATCGGTGCGACCCTAGGGGGCAATCAATTCACGCTGCCAGCGGGCACTTACTACGCCGAAGCGTGGGGCATTGCCCAACTGCCTGGGACCTCTGGGGTCCCCTTTGCTCACCGCATTCAAAATCTCACTGACGGCATTACCGTTGGCGGCATCGGAGCGAGCGGTGGGGGTATGTCCGGTCAAGCACAATACGCCAGCAACCTGCCCGGTTTGGTAAATACGCCGACGCCGTTCGCTATCGTGTCGCCTAAAGCTTTCGCGCTTCAAATGAGTTCGGCCGGCGGGACCTATGGTAATGCCGCGGGGTATGGAACAGAAACCTATGCACAAGTCAAAGTATGGAAGCTGGCGTAATGGAGCATGCTGTTGGGTGCCATCACTTCGTGGACCCGCAAGGAAACTATATCGGCAGCTGGGTTGGATGCCCGCCGCCCGAGGGGAGCATTGAGGTTCCTTCGGAGCCGCTGCACCCGTCTCAGGTGTGGGACGGAAATAATTGGACTGGTGGTGAGGAGGAAATCGAACGGGAGCGCATGTTGCAGGAATTATGGGCGTTAGACGGCAAGCTTCCCAGATACGCGGAGCCCGCAATCACTGCGGAGAACGACGAATTTCTGTTCGCCATCAAGGAGCGTAAACGCCAACTCAGATCACAGCTGTATGGCGCGAGTTAGTGTCTGCGAGACGGTATGAGCAACGCCAACGACACCGCCCGTCTCACTCGCATAGAGAGCCTGCTTGATGAACTGGTCGGCACCGTTTCCTCCGGCTTCGGAGAGTTGAAGGGCGTCCCCCAGCGCCTGCAGGTGCTCGAAGCGGCCACAACGCGCATCGACACGACCATGGCGGCGCTAATCGGCACGACGACACGTCAGGAACTCAGAGCGGACGGCCTCGAAAAGCGGATCACCGACGTGGAGCGCATTCAGGCCACCAACCTGGCCCGCGTTGAGGGTGCCTGGTGGCTTAGCAGCAAGTTTGTGGCCGCGATCGGCGGAGCTGGTGGCGTGGGTGCCTTCGTGTCGTGGCTACTGAGCCGTCAATGACAACCGCCCGTGCCCGCGCCTACGCCCTGCAGCACATCATCATCCGCGAGCGCGGCTATTCCGACCGCGCAACCGACCGGGGCGGCAAGACGAAGGACGGGATCACTGAGCGCGTCGCCCGTGGGAAGCCCTGGTTCTACAAGGGCGACATGCGTGAGCTGCCGGACGAGCTGCGGGATCGCATCTACCTTACCGATTACTGGCACAGCCTGAACCTCGATGCGGTCGCCGCGGTCATGCCCGTGCTGGCGGTTGAGATCTGCGATGCCGGGGTGAATTGCGGAGTGTCCTCAGTCGGGCCGTGGCTCCAGCGGAGCCTGAACGCGTTGAACACTTACAACAAGAAGGCCGGGAAGTTCCTGTACGGCATGGATCTGAAGGTAGACGGCAAGATCGGTCCAGCCACCATTCGCCGTCTCGAACAGGTAAAGTCACACCGGGGCGCGGATGGGCAGCGCGTGCTGGTGGCCATGGTCGAAACCCTGCAGGGCAACCGCTACATGAACCTGGCCGACGACGTGACCCAGCGCGACTATACCTATGGCTGGTTCGTTAATCGGATTCTTGACGAGGTTCCGGCTTAGGAACATTCTGCTTTCATAAAGAAAGCTATTCCATGCCGACGTTCGCGCTCAAAGCAATTGCCGAGATTGCCTCGAAAACCATTTACATGCTCTTGGCCCTGTTCATCATAGGCGGTTCAAGCCGGGTGGCCGAGTATTTCGAGATCAAGCCGGTGCAGGACGCCCTGAAGGTCGTCGACGGCGTGCTGATTCAAGAGCGCGCCACGGTGATTGCCCAGGGTCCAACCTTCGTCACCAGCGACACCACCGTAACCACGTCGGCCACCGCCGCCGAGTAATGGCGCTGCTGCTCCGCTACTGGTCGCAGATCCTCGCCGCCGTCATCGGCGGCCTGCTGGTGTGGTTCGTCCACACCATGCTGCGGGACGTAGCGGAGATCCGGCACGCGCAAGCCATGGAGGCGCAGCAAAAGTCGCTGGTGGCCGAGTGCGCCGCGTCTAAACAGAAATCACAGGAAGCCTTCAATGATTTTCAGAAACGCCTTGATACTCGGGATGGCGAGCTTGCTGCTGCTCGCCGGCTGCTCGCGGACCGTCCAACAGTCCTTATCCGCCGACCTGCCGGGCAATCTGGCCAAACGGCCCCAGCCGGTGAGCATGGTGCAGCGGATGGTGTGGATACTGGAACCTTCCTCGACTTTGCCGGTGAGTGCGAAGGCTACCGGCTTCAGGTGAGCGGCCTGCTCGACTTCGTGGGGGCGCGGTGATGCCGATCCATGGTGGCGGCATCCACGAGCCTCAGGCCACAGTCCGGGCGAAACCGAACCGCCTGTTCTATCTCGGCACCCTCGCGGCGGTTGTCTCAATCGCCTTCATGTTCCTGATCAACTGGCGCGGCCTGGTGCTGCTCGGACTCGTATTGGCGATCGTCGCCACGCTCGGCCTCACGGGCAAGCTGGATCTGCTTGAGCCTCTATGGATCGCCATAGGCCGACTGCTCAGCTGATCATCCTCTGGGCCGCCGCCAATGACGGATCATGAGCACAGTGATGATCAACGAAGTCACAGCTTTGACGTGGGGCGAAAGTGCGTTCAGCAGTTCGATAATCAGGGGGTCCATGTCCCGCTCCCTTTCGTGGGCTTACGGGACTCCCAAAATATTAGCTGATTAACAGAAACAGGCTCCACAACGGCGGAAGCCGGGGGATCTCTCCCCCGGCTCTGTCATTCCGCCGCTTCCAGCCGGTCCAGCTCCTCCTCCAGCTCGTCAACGTCGCTCTGCTCTGTCGAGCGGATGAACGTGACGGCCTGGCTGGCGTAGCTGGCGGCCGTAAAGATCGCCCGGCTGTCGTTTTCCAGCACCTTGATCCAGCTTGCGATGTACTGAGCTGAACGGAAGGTGGCCGGGACGCCATGAGTTGCACATAGATAGGCTGCGCCAAGCTCGGCGACCAGCTCCTCCGCTGCGTACTTCTCGTCTCCGAACCGCTTGCCGAACTCCCGTGACAGACGCTCCTTAGCGCCGGTCCAGTGGACTGTTTCGTGAGACAGGGTGCCGAAGAAGCCTTCAGCGTCCTTGAACGTCTCATAGGGCGGCATGACGATGATGTCGCGGTTGGGCAGATAGGCGGCCTTGTTGCCCCGGTACTCGATCTTGGCTCCGGTGGCGACGATGCAGCGCATGAGCTGGTCCTGCGCCACGCTCTCGGGAATGGTCCCGGAAGGCCCGGCGAGGGTTTCCGGCAAGCCGTCGCACTGGTCCACGTTGAAGACGGAATAAGCGCGGGTCTGGGGGATCTTCCGCACCGTGCCGTCTTCCTCAGTCTTCTCCTTAAACCGGACAAAGGTGATGCCGGTGGCCTTTTCACCTTTGCGGACGCGTCCCCCTGCCTTCTAGCACTGCTGGTAGGTGAGCCAGCCGTTTGACGGATACCCACACAATTCGCGCGCAATCCAGAGAATGAGGATGTTGGCCCCGCTGTAAGGTCTGGCGGAAATGGCGTTCGCAGGTACGATACCGATGCCGTTCCTTTTTGAAACGACCCAGGGACGTGTCCAAGTCGGGACCCCTTCTTTGAGGTGGTTGATGATCTGCTGGGTGACGCTCTCATAAAGGGCGTCGATCTTTCGCGGACGTGAGTCTGCATTCGTTGTGTGGCTCATCGCCAAGCACTCCGCTAAAAGGTTAAGATATTTAAGGATTAACGGAGGAATACTAACCGATGTGGGGCGTAATCAAAATAGCGACGCTACCCTTTTGGGGTCCGCCGTACCTCGTCGGTAAAACCGTTCTTGAATCGTCGCGCTTTATTCAGGGTAAGATCGGGCGGGGAAAGGTGGAAAACACCTATTCTCATGGAGACGCGCGCATCGCAACACCCGCGGATATTAAGCGGGAGGGTCACCTGCCGTATCACAACGGCGGCGTGTTCATCGGGCAGACCGACGTTCCGAGACTGTTTGGCAAGACCAAAATGAGCATCTACTCACACGAGGATGACGGCGTTTGCATCTTCGGCGGACGTGGTGCCGGAAAGTCGCGGTTCATTTCGAGCGATATTTTTCAGATGGAGTTTTGGCCCAAAAGTAAACCGCGTACTGACATCATTGTCCTAGATGCCGCCGGGGAATTTGAGGGATTACACCGGGCCGAGCTGGAGCGTCTGGGGTACAATGTTATCTTGATAACCCTCGAAGATCCCAAGATGGGGATGAAGATCGATCCGCTGGCATCTCTGGATAAGGACAGTGCGACTTTTGAGATCGACACCGAGGCGTTTTGCCTGAGCGTCATCCCAAAAACAGGCGACCCGCGGAATGAGCACTTTTCCGACGTGCCGCGCGGCCTACTTGCGGGTGCGATCAGCTATTACCTTCACAAAAAGCCCGATACGCCGCTGATCGACATTCTGCAGTCCATCTTCAAGTCGCGCGATGGGCTCAAGGCCGAGACCGAGAAGTGGCAAGAGCTGAAAGGGGATTACAGCGTCCTGAATGCCCTGACGCTCGCGGAGACTATCGGCAAGAATGAGTATGGCAGTTTTATTTCCACAATGAAGGTTGCTTTGCGGCCGTTCCAAACCCGCCATTGGTGCAAGCTGACGGAGCGAAATCCCGACAGCTGGAACTTCACCAAAATGTATAGGGGTGACCAGCCGACAGCGGTATTCATCCGAACAATGGGCGATCAAAGCACGGTCGGCCCCCAGGTGCGCATGCTTATCAATAATGCCGTGCGTGAGAGGATTAACCTCGGCCGATACATCAAGGACCGCCCCCGGGGCAAGATTGCCTTCAAGCGACCGCTGCGCATCTACATTGACGAGGCCGTAAACCTCGGAAACTCCGAAGGCGTGAAGCGTGGGCAGAATGAGCTGCGCAAGGCCGGCGTCACACTGGTAATGGCTTGGCTCGACCATAATGAAATGTCCCATACCTACCGGGACAGCCCGTCATTCATGAGCGGGTGGACGCAGATATTCTCAAGTGGAATTACCCATTACGGAACCCTGCAATACATATCGCAGATGTTTGGTCAGGGGACCTATATCGGGGAGACGACTAGCCAGAATGACTACGGTCAAAGCCGAAGCTATCACGAATATGGTGGAAAGGTGCTCCAGCCGGACGCCGTGCGCCGGGTGACGGAAGATGAATGGCTGGTACTAACCCGAAGACTTTCCATCCGGTGCTGGAAAACGTCCGTGGAGCGGAACGGGCATATTCTCTACGGATAGGTGCTATCGACTCCGATCGTATTTGTCGTCGCGCTCCTCAAGCAATTCGTCAAAAAGCTCTGCCTTGGCACGCTCGCCCAGACAGTGAAGGGCTCCGCGGAACTCGCCATCGGTGATCTGTCCCCGGCTGTGCATTTCCTCCAGCATGTCCACAGTTATCCCCTCAAGGCTGTCGTGGACACCGGCACCAAGCATCTGCTCGGCCCGCGCCATTTCCTCCTCGCTGCCCATCAGCTCGAACTTCGACTGGAGTTTCTGGGTGACCTCCTCCTCGCGGGCAGCGCGCCGCTCCTCGGCCTTGCGGAGGGCTTCAACCTCATCCGAGCGCTTAGTCAGGCGTTCCTCGGCCTTCTGAAGCGCATAATCGGTCTCACCTTTGGCTTTAATGGCGCGTTCCGCCCTCCTTCGCGTGGGGGACCGAAAGCCGAGAACAGTGAAGCCGCGCGGCTCGCCGTTGCGGGTGTACCGGGCGTGCGCGTCCACGGCTTCCAAATAAGCCTGGTCCGCCGCATTGCGATCCGCCATGGCGGCGAAGTAGTTGGCCGACGCCAGCTTGGCCTCCCTCTCAAGGCTTTCTTTCTGGTCCTTAAGACGCTGGATCTCCGCCCGTGTTTCGCGCAGAAACTCGTGGTCCCGAGCGAACCAGAGGGCGTCCCGCACTCGCTGATCATTAGGGCGCTCCGGCCCGTCGTATTTCGTGCCCGCCACTGGGTCCTCCGCGGCTGAAGGGGGTGCCAATTCCTCCACCTCCTCGTCAGGTGCGGCAAGGTGCTCTGCGGGTGCATGCGGGTGCAGCTCCGGCTCGTCCTCGACGATTTCGGGCGCTTCGATAGCCTCGTCCTGCGCCAGTGCAGGGGCCTCCTCGCGCTCAACCTCCTCCGGCATCACGATAGGCTCCGGCGTTTCGATGCCGAATTCCTCGGGCGTTGGTGGCTCCTGAACGTCTCCCTTGCGCAGCTCGGCAAAGATGGACTCGGCCTCAAGCTTCAGCCGAGCCTGGCGCTCCTGAAGCTTCTCGTATTCCTCCTTGGCGAGCCTCTGACGGCCTTTCTCCAAACCCTGCTCAAGGTTGCTGCGCCGGTCTATCCGGACCTCCAGACCCTGTTCCGCGAGGACACCGTTGCACTCCAACTCCCACAGTTGTCGGAGCCATTCGGTGGAGTTCGGCTCTAGCCCCTTCGCGGCCCGTTCCTTGGCTTTGGCGGAGAGCATGGCAACTGATTTGCCGGTGTCCTTATCCCGATCGATGAACAGGATGTGGGCGTGCGGATTCGCAGTCTCCAAGTCATGGAAAAACGCGGCCACCCGACCGCGCCCCTGCATGGAGAGGGACCAAATAAATCGGCGTGTGGCTTCAACTTGGGCTTCCCGAGGCGCCTGCACCGGCAGCGCCACCATGACCTTGTACGCGAGCCGTGCATCCTTCCGGCTGGTCGCGGTGATGTGCCGCTCGTAATCCCGCAAAGCCCTTTGCAGGGCGTGTCTATTCTGCGGCAGGTTAACCGAGATGATGAGGTCGCAGGCGGATTGTCGCGCGCAGTATTTGGCGTGCGCGTTAATCGTGCCGGGCGAGTGGTCCCGGCGGTTAATGTTGCTCAGATCGAGCCAGTAATAGCCCTTCTCTGGCATGTTAACAGATATACCCTTGCCCTGGGGTTGTTGGAAACAACCCGTAGATGGGCACTATACATGCTTTTGCCTTCTTCGCGCCTGTTGCGAGGGTGCATCTCGGTGCCAAGCACCGCTGTCACATCTGTCGGGTGGTTGGGCCAAATCCTACCGGGGTCAGCTTTCCATGGGCATCAATCGACCACGAACGGCCATCGGGCGCAGGCAATTCCACGGACGGCGGTCCCTGCGGAACCTCTAGCGGCCCCTCGGCCGGAAGTGAGCTGTCCAGAAGCTTCTGGTTGTATTCGTGTTCGGCTATGACAGAGTGAGCACGAAGGATGTGAGAGTCCTCGATGGGGTAAATCCCGTCCGCGTCGGCGATGTAGAACTCACGGTCGGGGTCTGGAATTGTGAGCGATCTTTTCACTGACTATGCCCGTGTGGTGGTCAAAGAAGCAGAAGCGGCGTGGCAGAGTTACCCGGCGCAGGCGATAAACCATTTCTTGATGAACATGGCACCCGGTCCCGCGCTGCTCATGGGGAACGGGGTTGGATACGAAGGCCTGCCGGTTTTGGATAAGGCTTTAGATGAGCATATGAAGGCTCATTATTTTAGCCGGATCGGAGGGGGCAAATTCCCCTTCCACATGGGCTTTCTTGTATCCAAAGCGAGGTTGGAATCCATTCGGGAATGGCCGGAATGGCAAATGTTACACCTTTTCCTGTTCAATAACGGGCTGTTCCCGGTCATCGTGTTCAAGAACAGCCCGCTTGAGAAGGATGGTGTGTCCTTTTACCCGGGCGACATCCGGATAGGATTTGACCGTGACATAGAGATCAGCGGCGAAACGCCGAGAACCCTATCCGCAGGATCGTGACGACAAACTTCAGCGTGAGCGGCACGATGTTGATAGCCACCGCGCGTCCTGCGCCGATGGCAAACCTGGCGGGGCGGGAAACGCCCTGATCCGCTAAAATCTGCCCTTCTGCTTTAGAACGATCATATGTTTCCCGGAGCGTTTCTCTGCGCATGTGGTGTCCCCTTGGGTTTTGCAGGCGTCGCATGAAAGGTTTCCATCCCCAGCGAGCGCCGCGCCATTCAATCAGTGTGAAGCGTATCGGGATTTCAGTCGGCTCCGTCCTCGGTGTGGCGGTGGCCGTGGGGGTAGTAAACTGGGTTTGGAACCACTGGTTCAACTACCCATTCGCGTACTGCGCGGGACGCTGGCTATTTTACAACCTGGGTGTGGCCGCGCTGCTAGACCTGAGCCTCGCGTACCTGTTCATTGCCGTGATCGTCGTGGGGCTCTGGCGCTGGCAGAGGGGTCTGCAACTGGCGCTCGTCTATGCCGTGGTCGCCTTCCTGCTGCCGATGTGGGCGGACACGCTATTCCGGCTGGGAGGGTTCTGTTCCGAGGCTGAGCGGAAAGCCTGGGGACGGGCTCACCAGCCACCGCCGCCCATGCAGATCACTCCAGCCCCTCCCAAGCGCCCAAAGACGCCTCAGGGGCCGCAGGGAGGCACCGGGGGGCTCTACTGACGCCCCCGGATGCACCCGCGTTCAGAGTGCCCCAAACCCAAGAGCCGTGGTTGGTAGCAGGTGTTCGGTAGGATAGGGTGCAAAGGTGGAATATTCCGAGCGCCAAGCCATGCGGGAAGCGGTTGCCATAGAGCACGGCATCGTCCTGTTCCGTTCTTACGGTGAGCAGGAAGCGGCCGCCATTCTCGACTGTGACTATACGACCCTGAAGCGTTGGCGCAGGGCAGGGAAGATACCGTTTGTCTCGCGCGGAGACGGTGGGGTTAAGTACCTCGGCATCCACCTCTGCGATTACCTGATTTTCGGGACAGAGGCGGTCAAGCTATGGCTGAGTTCACAATCGGAGAATACGCCCTCGGACAGCGAAGCGGCTCCGACGCCTGGTATCGCGTCTGGTACGACAAAGCCTCAAAGTCCAGCAAGCGCGTCAGCTTGGGCACGTCAGACTTTGAAATAGCGCGCACGCGCCTGCTGGAATGGTATTACGCCAACCATAAAATGCCTGCGGGGTTTTCAAAGCCCGGCGACGTGGCGCTGGCGGAGGTCATTCTAGACTACTGGAACCACCACGGCTCCAAGCTAGTGTCCGGTCCAACTGTGAAAATCCTGCTCCGCCAGTGGAATGAGTTCTGGGGCGATGCGACCATTCAGGACGTGCGGGACGTAAACCGCCAGGAGGAGTTCCACGAATTCCTCCGGCTTCACGGCTACTCCGCAAACAGCATCAACAGGGTGGTGGAGATTGGCCGGGCGGCAATCCGCCGGGCATGGAAACGCGGTGTTATCGACACCTGTCCGTATATTCAGACGGTGAAGGGGGAATACGACAAGCCGCTTGGTCGACCACTGACGCTTGATGAGCTGCGGGCCTACTACCGGGGCAGCGAAGAACGCCACTGGCAGGACTTCTTCCTGCTGGTGCTCGGAACCGGCTCACGGCCCAAGGCGATCATCACGCTTGAGAAGCGGCAAATCGACTTCGGGGAGGGGCTGGTGTTCCTCAACCCGCAGGGAAGGCGTCAGACGTCCAAATTTCGTCCCACGGTCAAACTCCCGCCGACGCTCGCGGAACGCTTCACAGGCCGTCCTGAGGGCCGCCTGATCTGGTTCCATGGCCGGGAGGTGGGGAAGATGGACAACATCATCCGGCTGGCCCGGCGCAGGGCAGGGCTGGATGACCAGGTGAACGCCTACAGCCTTCGCCACACCGTTGCCCGGTATCTGAGGCAGCAGGGCGTGGACACGGCGGAAATAGCCTGCCAGCTCGGGCATCTCCGCTTTGGCCACGACATGACGCTGCGGTATGCTCCGCACGCGCCGGACTACCTGGCCAAGAGTTGCGCCGCGTTGGAACAGCTGCTGCAGGACGTTCTCGCGCCAACGTCGCGCCACAAGCTCCGAAAAGCGGCGTAA